GTCATGTCGGTTACAAAGCTTGAAAGAGATGTCTATACCGGTTATATAGCGATAGCTGGTAAAAAGATCTCCGAGTTCATGTATCGCTCTATCCCTGGGGTCGGCCTAGTTATAATGACCGCCTTCGAACTCTATGATGTGGAACAGCTTGAAGAAGAGAAGCCTGAAGAGAAACACTCTGAAGCAGCTTTAAAACACTTTATAGATGAAAGACTCGCACTACACGCTTTAGTTAATCAAGTAGTAGATCAAAAGATAGCTCAAAAAGATGCCATAGAAGCCCTTATTCTTCAAAAGCTCACTCATTCAATGGCCGTGCCACACGTCGCTCCAGCTCCAGTTATAGCGCCACCAGTTCACCTTGAAGATCCTAGCCGTTTGTTTAGAAAAGAACGAGTAGTTTCCATTCCTTCGGTATTTACCCCAGCGGCGGTTGAACATCAGAAGGAAATGAGTGGGATTGATAAATCTGTGGCGGAACCGGCCGTGCCGATGGAGAAAGGCTCCAAGAAGTTAAACAAGTTTCTTGAACACCGTAAGAAGAAAATACATAAGAAAGAATTTCACATACATTTAAATAAAAGTGAAACAGTTTCCTGCCCAGACTGCGGCAATATGATTTTTAATGGTTCTGGCATCTCTGCTTGTATTTGCTTCGCAGAAAGCAGCAAAGTTCATTTAAAGAAAACTGAAGATGGTATCAAAATTAGCTTTGGTAAATCTTGGGATATAGAGAACATTGAAATGATGCTTGCTTTATTGAGAGGTCAAAATGAGTAACAGTATTATTTGCTCCCTAGATGGAGATGGAGCTGGACGTTTAGTAGGAAGAGCTATCTTATCAGACGACGTAGAAGGTCTTCATGAAATATCTGAAAGAATTACTTCTGCACAAGATCTTATACAAGACTGGGCCGAACAGCATGGTGGACATAAGATCAGTGGCGGCGGTGATGAGGGTACCTTCGAAATTCCACCAGAAGCTATTAGCGATATTGAGACTCTTAGAAAAGATTATGAATTCCTAACTAATTTAACTGTGTCCGTAGGTTATGGATCTAGTTTATCTGAAGCCGGAAAGGCATTGTTAGCCGCTAAATTTCGCGGTAAAAACATGACTGTTAAATATGATCAGTCAGTGGAAGATGAAATTGCCACTGCTAAACAACATTGCGAAGACGGCATTGCAACAGAAGAAGAACGTAAATTAATATCTGCTTATATTACTCCAGAAGATGGCTCTCCTAAAAGCGAAGATACAAAGAATCAAGAATACACCAAAGAAGGTTTGCGACCTCCTAGTTTTTCCTCACCGGATCAACAAGTTAATACAAAAATACATCCGCAAGGTCCGCCAGATGATCAGTCGGATACAATAAACAATACTACAATCAATGTTACTCCTGAAGAGGAAGAGGCGGAAAAAGTGGACGGATTTAGACAGCCAAAGAAAATGCCTATAGCCGGTTCCGATGAAGCACCTAAAAATGCTTCGGATATGTCCGATCATTTTGATTCTTCTTTAGATAACGAAGAACAAATGCACGCTAAAATGGATCATCAAGCCATGATGGACATCACTAATGATAATACTCAAAGCATGCTAGATACTTTAGATCCTGAATTGTCCGATTCAGACAAGTACGATCAAGAGCCTACAGATGTAACTGGACACAGCGATAATGAAGCTCCTGGTGACATGGGTTTACATAGCGATGGTGAAATTGACGACACAGTTCCGGCTGGCGATGTTGATTGGTTAAATCCTCCCAAGAACATGGATATATCTGGCGATTCAGATTATTTAGATCAAGAAGTACAGCCAGAGGATTCTGAAGAATCACCTGATCTTGGTAGTGTTTTAAAAGATGCTTTAAATGATCACGCAGATGCTATCTCCAAAGAGAAGGCAATCGAATTAATCACCGATGCTCTTGAGAGCTTCAAAGCTAGCAAGGATATACTCGAACGCGCTAAAGAAAAAGCTCCAGAGCTTTACGCCGCTTGTATTTCAATGTTACAAGCGATGATTGAGATGAGTAAAATGTTAGATCTCGCTGGCGAAATGTCTCCAGAAGAGGAACCTGAATCTGCCCCTAAGTCAGGTCCAGCTCCAATCGGCCCTCAAGCGTTTACGCCGGATAACAGTGCTGGCCCCCAGGAAACAGCCCAGTAGGTGCAACGGCGTCTATTGGGAAATTGCCAACAAGTAAGACCACGAAGCATGTAGCTAGAACTCCTATGGCCGAAGGTTCAGTGAACGCTAAGGGCCAACGTAGGTATACTGATCCTAAAACTGGTAAAGTTGCCTTTATAGATATGAAACAAGGCGCTATTTTAAGTCCTGAAGGTCGACCTGAGAAAACTCCTAAACGGCAGTAATTGGATATTTATGGCTATAAAATTGGATATCGATAAATTAGCCGCTACTTTAGGAAACTTTGCTCGTGAAGCACTTCATGATCTTGAAAAAGCCGGTCAACAACTGGGCGCTGCAGCCCATGCTAAAATCACTGAATTGGCTAATGAAGAATTAAAGAGCACTAAGAAGACCTATACTGACGCTTTGGGTATGGAGGAAATCTCTCCCGGAGTATGGTGTATAACATTAGATGAGTCAGCTTTATTTATTGAAGATGGTATAAGTGCTAATTTCGACATGAAGCCTGGACTTTTGAAAAATGCTACAAAGACTTCTAAAGAAGGATACAAATATCGCTCTATTCCCTTCGATCTGAGTAAAGCTCCTGCTCAGAGGAGTGAAGGGAGTCAGAAGATAATGAGTGAACTTAAAACTGGATTAAGAAAAGTTGGAATTCCAATGCACAAGATCGAGAATGACGCTAACGGAAATCCAAGGCTAGGGGTTCTTCATCGCCTTAATCTTGCAAGCGCGAAGCCTACTGCTAAGGCGAGTCATGGAGCTCTGCAAGGAGTCCAGATACGGCAAACGGCTATGCCGGGCGGTAAGGTCCAAAGAAGTATAATGACCTTTAGAACTGTGTCGTCCGGCCCTAAAAGCATGGACAAATGGATTCATCCGGGGTTAGAAGCTCATGATTTCTTTGGAAAAGCTGAGCGTTGGGCCGAAGAACAATGGGAAAACGTTATAGCTCCATCGATCATCGAAAAATGGAAAGCATGATATAGTATTATATGATACATCAAAGCGATATCTTCATTAAAACTGCCTTAGAACTTATTCTGGATGACATTAGAAAGACCCCTTGGTTGATCAATGACATCTTTAAAGATGTCACGACCAATTATTATCTAAAAACTCAATATCACGGTCAACTCGAAGCTGTTAAAGAATGGTTAGATAATAATAAGATTGAAATTTATCACCAGTTAAGAAATGATAAAACTCAATTTCCTTGTATTACAATATCGTTGAATTCTTCTAATGAAGTTGCAGAAATGAAAACACTTGGAGATCTATCTCCTTACACTGAAGAATTGCTCCCAAACGTAATCGGCAAACCAATTCCCTACATAATTAAACCTTTTGTACCATCTAGCTATAATATGTCCTCTGGATTTTTAGGGATACCAAGTACAGTCTTAAATACTGAATTAATTGTTCCTGGTATGATCTTAATAGATCCAGCTACGGGAGACGGTTTACCTATATTATCTGTTATAGCTGGCGGAATCTTCATTCAAAAGGGGATTGCGCTGAATAACGCTCCTACATTAGGTATTCTTCCACATTATCAATATTATAAAGCACGACGTCAGCATACTTGGAATCAAGAGAGTTACACTATAGGCATACACGCTCACGGAGATGTTCAAGTTTTATTATGGTTACACAGTATAGTCTTATATGGACTTTACAGGTACCGGGAGTCACTACTTGAAACGAACAACTTCGCGCAGTCTATATTTTCTAGTTCAGATCTAAGCACCAATGAAATGGATTCACCTGGCGGCGAACATTTATTCAGCCGTTATATTACAGTTACAGGTTTAGTAGAACATAGCTGGCTTATGAGTCCGCAGCGCACTATTGAATCATCGGTTCTATTGGAAAAGTCTTCCGAATCTCCTTCAGGCTATATCGGTGGTATTAAAATAGCTAGTAATACTGGACCTTTAAATATCTCCGAAGAGGCTAATGTAAACTGGTATCCCGTAGAAGACTCCGGTGAATAAGCCAATCTTGGTAATATAATGAAGAAGATTTCAATTCCTAAAGCGCCGACAGTGAAAGGATCCAGTTCAATAAAACCTGTATCTCAAACTGCCGTTAAAATGCCAAAAGCTAAAAAGCTGGCAGATCCATTTGGAAAGAAGTCGCTTTTAGTGAAAGCTGAATACTTTGGACACGTTAAACATCCAAGCGTCATCAAATTAAGAGACTTCTTGCTTAAGAAACATAAAGCCAATAAAATCAACTAGTTAAGAATTCAAGGTATATAATAACGCAATCTTAGTGATAGATTAAGAGGATTTAGATTATGAAGTCTGAGAAACAATTTACTGCTAAAGAAGCTGCTCTAGAGGTTCTTAAAAAGACCCATGAGCTGCTAGCTAAGTATGAGACCGAGAATTCAAAACGTCTTGGCGATCATAAGACTCCTATCAAAGCAGAGATCCCTGAAAAGACAGATTTAGCATATGATGTTGATTCTAAAAAAGAAAGAATTAAACATCAAATATCTCCTGGGAAGAATCCTAAAGAAAAAGCAGAAGGTAACAATGAGCCTTACGGAACTGAGCCTGGCTCAATGGCTAAGTCTTCATCTTTAAAGAAGAAACACGTAGGATTTAAAGCCGTTGAAGCTAATGCAGCTAAACACGGCGCTTCAGATCCAGCTGCCGTAGCAGCTGCAGTTGGCCGCAAGAAATACGGAAAGAAAGAATTCCAAGCAATGGCTGCTGCCGGTAAAAAGAAGTTACATAAAGAAGAAGCTCCATTAAAAGACTGTGAAAAGTCTTCTGAAGCTCCTCAACATCATGAAAAGAAAGATGAACATTTTATTCCACCTAAATCAATTGGCAGTGCAAAGCTTTCCAAGTTCATGGAAAGAATTCACGCTAAACGTAAGCATAGGATGAAATAGTCATGGCTAAAGATTTTAAAGCGCCAGCAATGAGCGCAGAAGAAGCGAAAGCATTTAGAGCAAAGTTGTTCGTAGAATCTCCTAAAGCTCTTTCAGATGCAGAAAAGAAAGAAGCTTTCCGAGTATTCTGGACAGCAGAAAAAGGTAAGTATAAGGCTCCAAAAGATATTCTAAGCATTCTTTGGATACACTTAAAAGCTGCTAAATTAGATTCGCCAGTAGATTTTGAAAAGGGTCTGAAACATTTTGGACTTAAAAAGGTAAAATAAAGTGTTTATTTATAAGATAACCAATACTATTAACGGGAAGGTGTATGTGGGACAAACTGTCTCCACTTTGTCCGTACGTTGGTCTCAACATGTTCATGAAGCTAATAAAAATGGCGACAGAACACTTTGTAAAGCTATAAGAAAATACGGTAAAGAAAACTTTACAATAGAACAAATTGATTCAGCTTGTAGTATAGAAGAATTGAATAAAAAAGAACAAGAATATATTGTTAAGTTAAATAGCCTTTGTTTTAATGATGGCCAAGGCTATAATATGACTTTGGGCGGCGAAGGCAATAGCGGTAGAATAATAGGCAATGAAGAGAAAGAAAGAAGAAATATTACATTACATAGAAAAGAAATTATATGTAATGAAACGGGTATTGTTTACTCTTCGTTAAAAGAAGCAGCGGAATCTATTGGAACAACAGCAGCTTTTATAGGCAATGTCTGTAAAGGTAGAAAGCCGACTGTAAAGGGTTTCACTTTTAAATATTTAAATGATGAAATATCTAATAAGATCGCCACTGAAAGAAGATTAGAAAAAGAAGTTTATACAAAACAACATTTTACTTATGGAAGACCTATAGTTTGTTTAACTACTAACGAAGAATTCTGTTCTATTAAAGAAGCCGCTAGAAAAACCGGTGTGGCTGAAGTAAATATGTACAAACATTTGATAAGATTACGAAAAACCTGCAAAGGCCTAATCTTTCAATATAGAGATAAGATAGCTTAAGGAGAATTTTATGGCTCAGACACTTACTACGTCCTTCATCAGCACAGTGACACCTGGCGCGTATCCAAACGTAACAGTGGTTAGCAATCCAGTAGGACTAGGTTCCTCTGGTAACTTGTTAATCATGGGTGAAGCGGTTGGCGGTGCGAGTTATACCAGCACTGCTTTGTCTACCAACGTATTTACTCCAGATCAACTTGCACAAGTTACTGCAAAGTATATCGCTGGACCAATCGTTGATGCATTCAAAGCTTTGGCTGCTCCATCCAATGATACAAATATCACTGGAACCGCTAGCACAATTACTATCCTCAAGACGAATACCGGAACACAGGCTTCTGCATTAATCGCAGCTTTCTCTGGTAGCTATGGAACTTTGATAGATCAAAACTGGGGAACTCCAGGAAATCTTTACAAATATACAATTACTACTCTAGAAGCAGAAGTCGCTCCAAAAATTGATGGCAGCGCAGTTCCTTCCATTCCAGCTTTAGATAGTGCTTCTTTCACAGTTCGATTAAACGGTGGCCCTGCTGTCGTTATCACGATCAGTGCTGGTCCTTTTACTCTTATCTCAGAAGTAGTTACTGCACTTAACGTAGCTTTTGCAGCTGCAACTTTACCGATCACTGCAGCTCCGGGCGCTGCTCCTCTAACAGAGCTTTCTTTATCAGTCAACTCTGATTCCGCAGCTTACTCTAAAGGCTGGGGCAAATCTCTTGAATTGATCGATTCAACTCCAGGGGATTTAGCTGCTTTCGGTTTCGTAGCTGGATTAACAGTTTCTTCTTCCGAACCATCAATTGAAGTTAATATTGTTAGACCGGATATCAGCGTTAATGAAACTATCGATGTTTCCAATCCAATCGCTCTAAATATCGGCTATCTAGGAACAACCGGCACGGTTACAATCGATCATGTGACTGGACTGTTGACCACAGCAATAACCGGTGGATTAGGCGCAGCTCTAAGTATCGCTTTAAGCAATTTTAGAACTATCGCTGACTTAGCTACTTTTATTAGCTCACAAACAGGCTATACAGCTTTAGCCGGTAGTACAGCTACTCAATTGCCTCCTTCGGTACTTGATACAGTAACAGCAATCGGTATCGCTTCTACTGGCGCTAATTTAATGCCTGGTAGAATTAAAGATGCTCTTTTCAATTTTGAAAGCGCAGTTGGAACTTCTACAGCTTTAAGTTTCATTCCAATCGCTTTAGCTGGACTTCCACAGCCAACAGCTGGTGCTTTCTTTTTGTCTAATGGCACTAAAGGTGGAACTACCGCAGCTGATATCGTAAATGCATTGGCACAAACTGGTGGCGTTAACATTAATATGTTAATTCCATTGTTTTCACAAGATGCAAGCTTAGATATCATTGCTGGATTAACTGCTTCTTCTTCAACTTATACAATCGCTGCAATCAATGCAGGTGTATTATCTAACTGCTTACAATACAGCACGCCAAAGCTTAAGAAGAACAGAATCTGCTTCTTGTCTTTACAAGGTTCTTTTGCTAATGCTCAAATACAAGCTTCTTCATTAGCAAGCCCACGTGCTTCCTTAGCTTTCCAATTGCCAACATTAGTCAACTCTTTAGGAATCGTAACTAAGTTTGCTCCTTGGATGCTATCTGTAGTTGCTGCTGGAATGCAAGCTGGTGGTTTTTATAAAGCTATTGTTAACAAGTATGCTAACGTGATCTCTTTCTCGGATCCTTCCGACTTCGATTCAGGCAATCCTGGTGATGTAGAAGAAGCATTGAGTTCCGGTCTATTGTTCTTGACTGCTGATACAGCAGGAGATCGATGGGTTAGCGATCAAACGACTTATGGATTCGATTCTAACTTCGTATATAACAGCATACAAGCAATGTATGATGCTGACTTAGTTTCATTGGATTTAGCGGCAAGTTATCAGTCAGCTTTCGTTGGTCAAAGTTTGGCAGACGTTTCGATCTCTACGGTTTCCAGTTTCATGGCACAAAAGATGTCAGGTTACTTGAAGCTTAAGTTGATCGCAGCTAGCAGTGATGCTCCAGTAGGATTCAAGAATGCTACTTTCGCAATCAATGGCCCAACTTTAACGGTCGGCGTTGAAATTAAGCTTGCTACAGCGTTATACTTTATCCCAATCAGTATTTCCATTTCACAAGTTACACAGTCCAGTTAATAGATAACTTTTAAGGAGTATTTTATGGCAGCACCAACTTTTACCGTCCCTTCGACTATAGCAGCTATTCCAGCTGCAGCACCAAAAACAGTAACAGGAGCTCGCGCTATTGTTACCGTTAACGGTCAGACTGTAGGTATCTACGAATCTTGTACTTTTAATACAAGTTTTGGAACCGAACCAGTTCATACTTTAGGTAAATACAATCCACAAGAAATCGTAGTGACTTCAGCAGAAGCTGTTACTCTAAACTGTTCAGGTTTCAGAGTAGTTGGCGCAGGTCTAACGACCGCTCCAGGGGTTCCACTTTTATCAGATCTATTAGGTCTAGAATCAATGACTATTGTAGTCGCTGACAGACAAACTGGATCTAAGCTTCTTACAGTATTAAATTGTGTAGTTACTTCTTACAGCGGTAACTTCAATGCAAAGGCTACCAGCAAAATCAGCGTAACTTACTCAGGTACAGCTGCTTTTGACGAATCAACTTCATCTGACGACGATCAAAGTAGCAACGCAGGCGTTTCTCTTTAATCCTCAGTTCTAATCAGTCTTCTCCCGAAGCGAGCCCATCAGAGCAATCTGGTGGGCTTTTTCATTTATACGCCAATCTTTACTTATATTTGCTACATGGGTAGCAGACGTACGGGTATGGGATATTAAATGGTTGGAAGTAAAACAGAGAGAAACTGGCTCGCAGTTGCGCCCGTTGCTTTTACTGCAAACGGTACTACGTTAGGCGTAGTCACTGTTAGTGACACCATTGGTTTCTTTACCAAACAAGTAGTTTTTATTACTACTAACACTTCCCTTTCCATTCGCCTACAGATCAAACGAGTCTTATCCCCAACACAGATTATTGTTGGTCCAGTAGACAATAAAATCTCTATCTCTAACTACACAGATATTTCGGCTTATACCACGGCTTTATTGTCGGCTATTGGCGCACAAGAACAGCCCGACAATGACGTCCCTGAAGCAGATCACTATTCCGCTATCTACGCCAGCGATCCTATAGTAGCCGATCGCGTTATACCAGTTGATCCTTACGGTCAGTACTATACAGACAATAATCCCCTACCGGTCGCCTTTGAAGGCACAGTCTCCATAGGTAGCGTTGAGATCAAAGGATCTCCAAGCGGCGATCTTTTAAATGTAAACGCTGATGGTTCGATCAATGTTAACGTAGTAGAAACGCCAGTAACCGGTCATACTGTTAAGAACATATACAATGAGATAACCAACGTAGCCTCTGGCGTTAAAACTACAATAGTATCATATACAGTACCGTTTGGTAAGACTGGTATTCTAGAGCGTATTACCACATCTGGGGATAACGTAGGTAGGTATGATGTTTACTTAAACGGGTCTTCAGTGGATACCCAAAGAACCTATTTTGGTGGTAATTTTAATGCGTTATTCGAATTCATTACCGGTACAGGTGATGGTTTTGTATTATCTGCTGGTGATATTATTACTGTAACCATTTTACATACCAGACCATTTGTGGGAATGTTTGAAAGTAGAATACAAGTACTTGAAATTGCTTAAATTTATTAACAACTGCTTTCTCAAAGCAATCTTAACATCTGAGGTACCCTCATGGCATCGTTATTAGACATTAAAAGAAAAGAAGTAGAGCTCCTTAAAGTTTCTGCTGCAAAATCAGAATTAGAACTACGCATCCACGAAAGAATGGAAGAAGTCGCTCGCCTCGAAGAGCACATCAAGATCTCTGAAGCCAAGGAAGTGGAATTGGCTCAAAGCATCGCAGATATGAAGAAAGAAGTTAAATAGAATAATCTTCAATGATTAGGAGTACTTATGAGTGATGTATTATCAGGTTTACCAATCCGTACCCAGTTGCCCGGACAAGTTGCCTATGACGATGTAATTGTTAAGTTAGGAGACGGAACGACTCCGTCGCAAGTTGCTAAAGTTGATACCTTTGGTAACCAATATACAGTTATTGCGGATGCTTCTGGCAACGCTGTTACTACTGTTGCTAACGGTGGAGTTCAAGCTTTAGAAGTTCAAACTCAAACTGCAGGTCCTGTAACTCCTGGAACAGCTGCTGCTTTCAGTGATTTGATCGGCGGTCAATATAATAGCTCTTTACCTACTTTAACAACTGGTCAACAATCAGCTATTCAATTAGATTCTTCCGGTAGAATACTTCTAGCTCCTCTAACGACTTCAAGTGTAATCAAAGTTGATCTTCAAGATGGTTCTGGTAATGCTATCACCTCTACTGGTGGTTCATTAAACGTAAACCTTACAAATACTCCAATCGCTGTAACTCAATCTGGTTCTTGGACTGTAACTGCTAACCAAGGAACCTCACCTTGGGTTGTAAGCGGAACCGTAACTTCTAACCAAGGAACAAGTCCTTGGGTTGTTTCTGGAACAGTTGGCGTAAGTAACCTTCCTACGACAGTTGATACTAACTACGGAACAGTTGGCGCTAATACTATACGTACAGCTTCACAAATCGGCAATGCTACTGGCGCGGCTGATTTCAATAACGGCGCAACTGGTGCACAAACCTTACGAGTAGCCGCTAACTTAGCTGTTGCCGGTGCTAACGTAAGTGCTACGAATCCAATCCCTGTAACTATTTCTGCAGCTACACTTGGTACCCCTGTAAATGATTATAATACCGCAGCTGCTGTTGCTTCAAATGCTACTTCTAACCATGATTATTCTATCACCTCTGCAAAGACTTTCCAAGGTAAAATGATCTGGGCTTCTGCTTCAGACTTAATGCGCATAGAAGTTCAAATCAGCCCTGATGGAACGGCTTTCAGCACAAAATGGGTAGGCTTCAACAGTACGGCTACCCCTAATATCTTCTTTAATTTGGACGAATTAGTATTCGTTGAGTCGGGTTCAGGATCTAAAATAAGAATCATTAGAACTAATTTATCCAAGAAATCCCAGGACTTATACAGCACCATAAGCGGTACGGAAGTATAATAAATCTTTGATTTCATCAACGACTTCGGCTAAGGCCAAGTATAAAAAAGCTTGGCCTTTTTCATAAGTTATGATATAGTAATTATATGGGCAAGAAACTCACTTTACAACATGCTCTAGAAAAATGGAATGAATTCCAAATACTTCAACCTAATTCAGAGCTTTGGGATAAAGCTAAACTCATTTCAATAGGAGTTCTCTAAATGCCGGATCTTGGACAGATCGATAGAACCGATTATGTATCACTTATAGGGATTGACCCCATTACAGGTCTTTCTACTTATGGCGCTATAGTTTCGTCTACCGGTCATCTAACTGTCGATTTAGCAGATTCTGCCGGCTCAGCCATCACTCTTGGCCAGACTACAATGTCCACCTCTTTGCCAGTAACCATCGCTTCTAATCAATCCGCTTTGGCAGTCACCGGAACTTTTTGGCAAGCTACACAGCCAGTTTCTGGAACAGTTGCCGCAACACAAAGTGGAACTTGGACTGTTCAACAAGGTACACCTCCTTGGACTATTCAAGGAGATTCTGCCTCTGGAGCTTCTAAGGCAGGTAACCCTGTTCAGGTGGGCGGCGTTTTTAATACTACTCAACCAACTGTAACAACAGGTCAAACTGTTGAAGCTCAATCGACTGCAAGAGGCGCTTTAATAGTATCTACTGGTGTTGATAGTTTTAATATAAATAACATTTCTGGAACAATTTCATTACCTACCGGAGCAGCAACATCTGCTTTACAAACTACTGGTAATACTTCATTAGCTACAATAGCTACTGCGGTAACTTTAGCTGCTGGCTCTACAACTTCCGGTCAAACTGGCAATATGACCATGGGCGCAGTTACGACTTCTGCACCGTCTTATACTACCGGTCAAAGCAATTACTTTTCTTTAACCACTGCGGGCGCTTTAAGAACAGATTCCTCAGCTACTACACAGCCAATTTCAGGTACTGTTACTGCAAATCAAGGCACAGCTAATGCTACTCCTTGGAAC